TCTATAAGCCCATTGGCTAACTTTAAGATCATTATTACAGTGCCTTTGTTTGACAATGAAGGCAACCTCAATGGAATAGAAGATGCTGTAGTAGGCGTGTTCACTAAACTAAATGCATCTGCTTTGACCTATAATGTAAGCGCAATAAGCGCACCAAGTATTCTCAACGCTGCCTCGGGAGACCTACTCAGCTGCGAGATGTCCGTATCAATCCTAACGAGTTGGAGTTAAGTATGTCCGATTACGATAAAGAGTTGGCAGATTTCTTGATCAAAATCGGTCAAGTAGCACCAACAGCACCAACACCAAAGCCAGTAACTAAGAAAGATGAGGAATAAGCCGTGGCAGTATTTCTAAATAATGGAGTGGTTCTTACTGTTAATGCGGTAGACCTCTCAGATCATGTTACAGCAGTAACAATTAACCGATCATTTGATGAGCTAGAAGTGACAGCAATGGGTGACTCAGGTCATAAGTATGTCAAGGGTCTAGAGGCATCATCAATCACAATCGATTTCCTAAATGACACAGCTTCATCAGAGACTCTACAGACTCTACAGGCAGTGTGGGGAACATCGACAACAGTAACAGTTAAGCAGACATCAGCTGCAACATCTGCTACAAACCCTCTTTACACAATGACATGCTTGATCAACAACACTACAGATATAAATGGTTCTGTTGCTGATCTATCAATGCAGTCTTTGACATTTAATGTCAATGGCACAATCGCAGTAGCAACATCATAAACAACTAACTAAGGGGCTAATCATGGCAAGACTAAAGATAGTTCGTACAGATGGAAGCGTACTAGAAGGCGAGATTACTCCAGCAGTGGAGTATTCTTTTGAGCAGTACGCTAAAAAGGGTTTTCATAAGGCTTTCCGCGATGAGGAAAAGCAGTCTGATGTCTATTGGTTAGCTTGGGAAGTTACACGCAGGTCAGGTGAAACTGTTAAGCCTTTTGGGATTGACTTTATCGAGACACTTAAAAGTGTAACGGTGGAGGACTCAGACCCTTTAGCTTAAAGCGCGATCTACCGTTCACCTACCTAATCGCTAGGCTAAGCATTAGGTTAGGGATCGCGCCACAGCAATTACTAGAACTAGATCGAAACATGCTCAATGCATTGTTTGCAGGTTTAGCAGAGGAAGCAAAGGAGATCAGCGATGCCAGCAAGCGTCAAAGGCGGCGTTGAACTCCGTAAGGCTCTGCGTAAATTTACTCCAGATTTAGCAAAAGAAACTCAAAAACAGATTAAAATAGCTATTACACCAATTTCTAAATCGGCTAAAGGTTATGTCCCTGATCGCGGAGAAGTATTGAGCGGCTGGTTGCCTCGTCAAATGTCAGAGGCAACTTTTCCATCTTTTAATCCTTCTCTTGTCAAGTCAGGCATTGGCTTCAAGACATCAACATCTAAGCCTAATCGCCGAGGATTTAGATCGCTTGCTCAAGTTTTCAACAAAACTAGAGCTGGGGCAATCTATGAAAGAATGGGCAAGTTAAGTCCTGACAGCAGATTTGTTAAAAATCAGGATGGAAAGTTACGCGCACCCCTTAAAGGAAACGGTCGCATGCAGGGTCGCGTTCTGTATCGGGCTTATGATGAAAACAATGGCAAGGCAAGAGAAGGTGTGCTTAAAGCTATTTCAGTATCAGCAGGCAAACTTAACGCTAGAGCAACTGTGAGAGGCTGATCATGGCAAATGTAGTCATTGACATTGCATCCGAGTTTACAGGTGCTAAAGCCTTTAAGCAAGCAGACTTCGCAACTTCTAAACTAACTAAAAGTGTTAAAAACTTAGCAGCTACTTTTGGTGTCACTTTTAGTGNTAGAGCATTAGTTAATTACAGTAAGGTGGCAGTTAAAGCCTTTGCAGCCGATGACAAAGCCGCTCGCACCCTGACTCAGACCCTTAACAATTTAGGGCTTGCCTTTGCTGATACAGAAGTTAAGAAATTTATATCTGACCTAGAAAAGCAATTTGGCGTTCTCGATGATTTGCTTCGTCCTGCTTATCAGAAACTAATTACCACTACTGGGGATTTTCGTAAATCACAGGATCTCCTTAAGGTTGCACTGGATCTATCTGCTCAAAGTGGTTACGATGTGGTTTCGGTTTCTAATGATCTATCACAAGCACTTATTGGAAACACTAAAGGATTAAGAAAATATAGCTTAGGTTTGACCACTGCTCAACTGTCTGCCATGTCTTTTGAAGAAGTGCTTGCTCGCATCACAAAGATAAGTGCAGGGCAGGCATCTTTGGCGGCAGATACTTACTCAGGAAAACTAGACAAGTTAAAAGTTGCAGCAGCCAATGCAGAAGAAGTATTGGGCGGCGCGTTCTTAGATACTTTTATTAAACTGTCAGGCGGCGATGTCGATAANGCAACTGCCGCCATTGACAAATACTCAACAGGTTTAGCAACAATGCTGCGCCTATTAACAGGNGTAATTAGCAAGCAAGAAGTTTTAAGTAAGGTAGATTTCAAGTTTGGNCTAATCCCAGTTGAAAAGGGCAAGGTATCAACTAATAGATCTGCAAGTCCTGCTGGCACATTTATGCGAAATGCAGCTGAAATTAAAGCTGCCAANGCTGCTAAAAAATTAGCCGCTGATCAAGCAAAAACACAAAAGGCTCTTACTAAAACACAGCAAGATGCATTGAAACTAGCTAAGGCCAGAGCAGTCTTTGACCTACAAAAAATCCAAATTGAAGCAGCCCTGAAAGGTAAGATCTCAGAAGAAGATGCAATCCGTCTAAAGCTAATGAAAGCGATAGAGGAAGAAAACCTTACAAACATTGAGAAGTATCAGAAGGCGTTGGAAGTTGCACAAGCTAAGTCAAAGGAATTAGCAAATGCTTTAGTTGCTGTGCAAGCCATTGAAGTTGGCAATCCATTTTCGCAATGGCCTAATTATGTAAAAACAGCAATAGAGCTAACTAANACTGTTGCACAGGCATCCTTAAAAGCAGGACTTGANGCAGGTAATGCTCTAGCAGCTGCTNTATCAGGGGCGCGTTACGCAGCGCAAGGATCAGCGGCAGCGGATGCAGCTGCCAATAAAGCTACACTNGATGCAATAAATTCAGGCACAGCAGNACAAAAAGCAGCCACAGAGGCAGAATTTAAAGCTCAACAGGAGGCCCTTACAGCCGCATCTGCTGCACAGTTAAGAGCCTTGAGAGATAAATTAGCAGGAGAATTAGAAGCCTTTCAAGAATTATCAGATGCAACAGCAGCAGCAGCAGAAGCGGCAATCCTCACAGGCGCACCACAAGGCGTTTCTGGCAACCTAGCAAAAATTGCAGGACAAGCAGCCGCTCAAGAAATGGCAGCAGCGGCAGCACTGGCATCTGCACAGTCAGCGATGGCCGATGACTCAACGACAACACAACCTGTCACACAGATAGAAATTACTGTCAATACAGGTGTAGGAGATCCTAACGCTATTGCAGAGGCCATTGCAGAGGTACTGCGAGGGGCAGGTCAGCGCGGAACTTTAGAACTAGCAGGGTTTGAGTAATGACATGGCTCCCTGAATGGCGTGTGACTGTCAATGATGATGTGTTCACAAATGTAACTTCTGTATCTTTTGCCTCTGGTCGGTTAGACATTGATCGCCAACCCACAGCAGGTTACTGCCGAGTAGAGATTATTAACACAGATGGATCACCTTTCACCATCAATGTCACAGAAGAAATAACCTTAGAACTAAAGAACTCAACTGGCACTTATGTCACTGTCTTTGGTGGCGAGGTCTCAGACTTTAATGTGGGAGTCAGAAGTCCAGAGGAGTCTGGTTTCATAACCTATGGAGTCATTCTAGGCATTGGCTCATTGGCTAAACTGACAAAAGCGGTCTATAACACAGCCCTTGCAGAAGGCTTAGATGGCGCACAGATAGCCGAAATCTTAGGCGCAGCCCTTAACCTTAACTGGGATGAAGTAACTCCTACAGTCACATGGGCTACATATCCAGCAACACAAACATGGCAAGATGCTGAGTCGTATATTGGCACTATTGACTCAGGCTTTTATACCATGATTGCCCTNGCAGCTAGTGCCTCGGCTAGGTCTNTAACCCTTGCAGACCAGATTGGCACTAGCGCACTAGGCCAGATCTACGAAGAAAAGGACGGCGATGTTTCTTATGACGATGCCGACCATCGCTCAAACTACCTTGCAGCCAATGGCTACACAGCACTAGATGGCTCTTACGCATCGCCACGCACTATCCAATCCACAACACAGATTGGTCGTATCCGTAACAGCTTGATTTATCGCTATAGCACAGGGTACGCATCGACCTTTAGCACATCCAGCGCAGACTCTATTGCCTCTTACGGACTTTACGAAAGATCCTTTGAGTCAAACATCAAAAACCTTGCAGATATTACAGACATTGGCACTAGAGATTTAAGACTGCGACAAGTGCCTAAAGGCTCACTCGGAGCAATTACCTTCCGCCTAGATAATCCAGACCTGCCAAGTGCAATGCTTGACAGCCTGATTGGAGTATTTTTTGGCATGCCAGTGCTTATTAGCAAC